ATTTTTAGAGTTATGCCTGCTAAAACGAAATCCCACTCGCGACGTATCATGAGCGCTGGGGCGAGCAGGGTGATCGTAGAGCCCTTTTTCCAAAGAACGCCGTTGCCATCGCGCCATCCTGAGACCGAGACGGTATTACGCGCCGACCGGGCAAAGGCGAGGGCGCGTTTGTGAATTGCCGTGCTGCATATGTCATCCCATGCCTCCTTTCTATCTGTGAGCGTTGTCTCTCCAAGTTCGACGCTGGGCCTGTATATCGGCACATCTGGATCGGTGGCATATCCGTGCAGCGGCTTTTCGGCAAAATCCTGTACAATGACCTTGTATCGCGAAAATCGAGTAGAACCATCGTAGGATGCCGAGCCCCCGATATACGGACTCTCTCCGGCCACAATAGATGCAACAGGATTACCGGCTTCTGGTGGATAGCTTAAAACCAGTTCGCCCTTTGTGTTAGACGAGAGAAATAATCCATATCCTTCAGCCAATTTCGCGAGAAAATCAAATATCTTCTGTCCGGGCTCGGCGGCGCATTCCTGAATTATTCCGGTGTCGATTTTCTTATCAGGATCAGGCTCAAGCTCGATATCATATTTTGCTATTAGTAATTTGATGATTCCCCGGAGGGTGCGCTTGTTGTACTGATATCCCACCTCATCGATATAGCAATCCACGAGAACGCCGGTGGAATTGCGCCCCTGCACGATAAGCGTCTGCCCATCCACAGAGTCAGTTAGCTCTACTTTCTCGATACGCCCGGTTATGATCAGATCATCGCCGATATAAACCTTGCATGGTTTATATCCGAACGGTTTGAATCTCTCGCGCAGGTTTGCCCGTTCTGGATCGAATGGCGCGGAAATAGAAAACGCATCGGCGCAATTGTCGATTGCCTGCTCGATTGTTACGCCGGTCCAACCAGATATACTCTGGCCGTCTACCTGGATGGATACTACATCAGACATAATATGCTACCTCCCGTCCGCGCGGGATCAGGAAAATCTCATCTGCCTGCAGACGGTTCTGATCTATGAACTCATCGAGATGCTCAATATCGCCATAGAGTTCGTATACCAGATCGAACGGCGTTCGGTCTCCCTCAAGGGAGATCCGTCTTTCGGTTTTTAGGCTGAAGGACTTCTCCAGGAGCATGGCCGCTGCTCGAGCAAGAATATCTCTGATCCAGGCCAAGATATCCGCAGGTGCGGAATAACCAGGAACACTTCCCTCTACCGATTCGATCAGCTCGATTGCAGCTGTGAGAGCCGCCCATAACGCTTCACATGCTGAGACCGCCTCGGATCGATTTGCAAGATCACCGGTCAGCGTTGATTCCGCCATGCCGGCGAGAATAGCAGCGGCTTGTAGTGTTCTTGTCGCTGCCTGGGATTTGGTCTGCGGCGCCACATAGGAAACAAGGTTCTGGAGCATCACGCCGTAACCGTCGATTTTTCGAGTAATCCTGATTACCGCTCGCCCCGGCGTACGATACAATTGTACTAAAGATTGAGCCAGCAGGAGAGGAGTGAGGATGAGCTGATCCATCGCATTCTCAAACTCGCTTACCCTGCGATTGATTTCCTCGGAGACGCTTTCGATTTCGGCGATTGCGTCAGATATACCTTCAGAAAAATCATCGAGCGAATCTAAAAGCGATCCTTTTGCGGCTGCGCTATCTGCTGCGCTCTCGGGATCGAATTGCTCGCCGTATGCCTCGCTGGTAGCCCCTTCCATCGAATCAAGCGAATCTCCGATAGCAGCCTCGACCTGTATGATCGTGGTCGGATATTGTATGTCGCTGACCCGAATGAACTCGATCCGAAAAGATGCTCTTCGCATCCCGTCAACGAATGCCTCATTCTGAACGGATGTCAGAGGAAGGACTTGTAAGTCTCCCCATCGGGGATGCAGGAGCTTTGCCTGTCCACGTTCGGAGAGAGCCTCCCAGAATGAATCGGCTGTCTGGTCATAATCCGCGCCGGTGAAATATGCATCGATAGCGAAACGAATTGCCGTATTGCCGAGGTCTTGTACATTCGCCTCATCCTGCTGGGGGAGCTCATGTATGCCCGCCTTTTTCGAGATTGCACGTCTTAGATCGTCGAATTTGAAAATGAATTCCGTGCCGGAAGGGGCGATATATCTTGCTGTACGTAGACGGTCGAGGTAACTCAAAAGCCTGCCCTTTCTAATACCGAGGTCAAATAACGTGATGATTCTGCAGGGCCTAGATCCATCGTAGTTTTAGGAGCTCCTTTTCCTTTCTGTCGATATGTACTACCGGGAGGAGCGCCGCTAATATGCAGCTCGCCAGACCACTCGTTGTATTGCCGGGATTCCACTATACCAACGTTAGGAGATATAGGAGCGCCCCATTGGCCGCTGCCCTTCGTAATTCCCAACGCATCCATAAGTCCCTTCCACGGCCCGGTCATATTCAAAAAAGATTTCCAGCCCTTCCCAGACAATAAATCTACGATGGTCTGAATAATGCCGAGGATGAATAAAAGTGGCTGAGCGAACATCGACATAGCGATCCTGAGCACCGGATTATTGAAAATATTATTGATCCAGTTCCAGGCACTTCGTAGCGCCGTGGTGATCTGTTTCCAATACCGAACGACGATGATAGCTACCAAGATCAAAGCTTCCAGAGAAATAATCACTGCCCCAATCGGGTTGGCTGCCATAGCAGCGTTCAATGCCCACTGTGCAGCCATAACGGCCAGGAGGCCGCCGGCAACAAACGGCAGGATAGGTTTAAGCCATACGAATATATCGTAGGCGGCCCTCAGAAATGGATTCAGTTTTTGAAGAGCTTCCCAGATGAAACGGGCGGCATCAGCAATTTTCTTAAATATATTTTGGATTTTCTGTCGAATTAAATCTTGATTATTTTCAATCCATATTTTAATCTTGCCGGCCAATTTGATTAGCTTATCGATAATTGGTTTTAATATCGGCAATAGATTTTTTCCAAGAGCAGCCGCCGTGAGCTTAATATTATCCCAAAATGTTGACAATTTTCCGGTGAGAGTTTTAGAAGATATTTCCATACCTTTATAAAATATCCCGCCTTCTCTTGTCATGTCCCGAAATGTCTTCGTAAGGTGTTTGGTAGTAAGTTTTCCTGCTTTGCTCATCTCGAATAATTGCTCTTTCGATATGCCCATAGATTTAGCCATTTCAGAAAAAATCGGCACGCCTGCTTCTGCGATCATGTTCAGGGCTTCCATATCGGGTTTGCCTTTGAGCATGGCCTTCGTAAATCCACGGGCAATAGAATCCAATTTCTGAGCACTTCCACCGGCAGTGTCGCCAAGCATTCTAAATGTTGAAATTGTTTTTTCGATATCCTGATTCATGACAGGGAGTAATTGCATCGCAGTTTTTGAAATATTCTCAAATTGAAACGGAGTGGTAGCGGCTGTCTTATTCAGCGCATCAACTAATTTATTCGCTTTTTCCACACCGCCCATAAGCGGGGTAAATGCTGCGGCAGCGTCTTCAATCCTTGATGCCTGCTTGATCAGAAATTGAAATCCCTTGAATACAATACCTCCGGCAATAGCGTATTTGAGCAGGCGAAGGGTATTAGAAAATCCAGATGTGGCCTTGGTCATGTTCTTGACTGTTTTTGTCATTCGGTCATGAGCTTTGAAAGTGGTAGATATTGTGAATTTATTTGCCACTTATGGCCTTCCGTTCTTCCTTTGATATTTTCACATGCCCCTCATACCAGAATCGCAATCGAGAAAGAGGCATTTTCCAGAGCTCCGTCTCGGTGAAAGAGAATCGCGCCGCTACGCTATACAACATGACGACGAGAGGCGCGCTTGCTAGAAAAAAAGGGAGGCTATAGCTCCCATAGTCGCTACATCACGAGAGACCATACGATCTACGATTCCAAGAGGTACTCCCGCCATCTTGGAGGCCAGATGAATTGTCTTAGCCATTATCTCGTTTTCCTTATGGCGGTCCATTACCTTCAGATCGTTGGCCGTCGGCTCATGAAAGTGCATTTCTTCGACTGTCTCGCCGTTCTCTTTTTCGATAGGTTCAACGAGTTTGAGAGTGACGCATTTCTTTTCTTCATCCAGGATGATGCGTCCCTTCTGGATTGCGAATACGAGTCGTTTCTTCGATGTTTCCCAATCTTCGCCTTCCGGGTCCACTTCCCAGAAATCTATGATCCGGGATACTTCTTCTTCCGCCGCGTCCCTTGCGATTACATCTTTACCCATACTTCACCTCAAATCTGCTCGAATTTAGGCCCGCGCATCTCAAGTGAGAGCGTGCCGTCGCCAGTGGCCTTCGCAAGATCGCCTATAGGCAGCAGCGATCCCGAATACGTGATCCCGCTTGCAAGCGTGATCGTAGTCGGAGCCAGTTCGCCTGTGTTCGCTATATCCTGGAGATATTCCAGGTCCTGCCGGGTATCGTCGACCGAGATCGGACAATCAGAGAAGCCCGCGACCTTGCGTCGCTGCACCACATGCGAGACACCGTTGCCGTTCAGTCCCATCTCGTTGGAATATCCGCCGAGATCGATATTGACGTTGGCATCCTCGCCCTTCACGTCGAACTCGCGGCCCTTGACCATGAGCTGTCGTATATCACCTCCACGTACTATCATGTACTACCTCCTCAACTCGGTGGCGTGAAGCTCCAGGAGAGCTTACCCGCTATGATTTTCAGTCCCGCCGCCAGGTCGTCGGGCACCTGTATATTGATACGGTTCGGGTTTCCGCTGTCGATCTCTGAGATGATTCCCGCTACGACGGCATCCCGATTTTTCGTGAGTACCCTGGGAATCCAGAGCTCGTCAATAAGTTTGATAGCGTATGCTTTCACGGTTTTCGGGCGGATCGCATAATCGACATCGGTAACACTCTCATCATCCACGACAACGCCGCTGACGAACGGCTCCGAGCTGTATACCGTATCGAGTGAGTAAATTTTCGCCTGGATGTTGGCGATGGTCTCGGTCCAGCGGAAAGAGTCGTCAT